AAAGAAATCGAAGCTGGAGATCATCATGATCCAAGTTACTTGGAACTTTTCTGTGATCAGAATCCATCTGAACCAGAATGTTTGATTTATGACGATTGATGGAGTCATCTTCGCTTTTTAATCCTGGATTCCTTGGGTCTAGTTTCAACTGGTGGATTGGTCAGATTCCTGCCGATTCCCACTGGAGGGATAATATTACCCCTACTAAGTTTGAAGGTCCAGATGGAACCACAGGATGGGGGTACAGATATAAGGTAAGAATCCTTGGTTTACATGATCCAGATGAGGAGACAATCCCATCAGATCAGTTGCCATGGGCACAGGTGATGTATCCTGTCACTGCTGGTGGTGGACAGGCTGCATCTTTTCAAACACCTAATATTAGACAGGGTAACTTTGTATTTGGATTCTTTCTTGATGGATCTGACATGCAAGTCCCTGTCATCATGGGAGTGCTTGGTAATGACGCAAAGACACAACTCAGAAAAACTGATGTTGTAAATTTTGAGGGTCAGAGTGGATATCAAGAGGGCGGAGCGGAGGTTAAAGAACCAGACAGAGATCTCAGTATTGTACAGGGACAGCGATCCACGATACAGGCATCTAATCAATTTCATCGCGTTGATGCGGGTGCAGTTATACGAGAAGAACTACTATGTGAGAAGATCCCACTTGCAACTCCTGAGAATGCAGTGCAGTCTGCTATGAAGAACATGCAGACTGAGATAGAGAATCTCACGTCTAAAATCAGCAAGTATTTGAACTCGATCACGAGTTACGCTGATGCTGTTTCTTTCCGTGGACAAAACCCCCAGATCTTGATTAAGGATGCGTCCAAGGTGATGGCAAAATACACTAAGCCCATCATGGATCAAATGATGGCACACTCACAGAAGGTACTAAATGCAGAGTTAACAAAAGTAGTATCTGCACTACCTTCGAGTGAGAGATATCTTTTTTCAGAGATGAAAGAAGAGATGAATGAAATGGCTCTTTGTCTCTACAATAAACTTACCAACAATCTATCAAATAAAATCGAAGGACTTCTCCTTGATGCACTGGATATTGATAATCTGATCGCTCAAGCAAGAGGAAATAGATCTGATGGAAAAAATAATCCCT